GATGGAAGAGTAGGCCGCAGTCGGGCCGGGGGACGGGTGGGGGTTACGTTCCCGGTTACTCTGCCTGTCCCCTTTATTTTCGTACAAGAGAAAGGAAAAGCCACGGATGGCACTGATCGAAGGAAGCTTTTGGAGCGAGACGGCGGTGGGCACGGATTCCGGAGCCACTGCGACTCACGCTGCCGTGAGTTCCAATACGCACGTCGTCACCTGCATCTCCGGGCATGTTGACGCGGATTCACTTCTGCAAATTCTCGATGGCACTACCGTTGTGTGGGAGTCCAAGATCGATGTATCTGTGGAGGGCTTCTCTTTCCATTTTTCCGGCCTATCGGTGCCGGCCACGAGATCCGCGCTCATAGCGGGAAAGATCGCAGCCAGTTCAGCAGATTGTCAGGTAACGATCTGCGGGCATACAATCTAAGTCCTTATCCCACAACCATTTAACGTTATAGGAGAAACCCGTGACGGAAGTCATAACTGGGGAAACTCAGCAAAAGAAACTACGTGACGCGGTCGAAAAATCGCCATTAGGCGACGTCGATTTGCCGAAGGATCTTCTGGACTTTGTATGGTTCCGGAAGTTTGAATCCACTAATCCTCTGGTCACAGATACGAAGCATGTGCAGGGGATCTGGCCCGATCAGGTAATTTCCCACCATCGACTCGGATTGATTGCAGATGATGGGTGCATTGTTGACCTTATGGGAGAGCTGGAAGGAGAAGTGGCAATCACTGAGTCGGGAGATATCCTCAGCTCTTTCGAGGCAGACAACCGCGAGGATCAAACCGGCAGAAGCCTCTCTCGCTTTTCCTCCTTTGCCTTTAAGCTGAAGAAGGTCGAAAAGACGGATGGCCCCGCGAGGAATCACGATCTGGCTCAGACCTATGAGCAGCAGAGGCTCGAAGGCGAAACTCGGGTGCTCAGTGTTATTGAAGAAGGATTCAAAAAGGCTATCGGCGGAAATAATTCGGAAGGTCCGGGGCAGGCCGATGTCATCGAATTCCTTGGGACCCTGACTCCAGACCAGCGTCTGGGAATGCTTCAGGCTGCTGAGGACGAGATCGTGGATGCCGAAGAGGAAGCGTCTGAATAATGCCCCATTATAAAGGACTTCAGGATGAGGTCCTCGACCTCCTTGGGATAGCCGGGCCTAAGGCCCTCACAATGGTGAAGGCCGCAATGAACCGGCAGTACCGCTATATGCTGAATATGGCAAATGCGGACGAGGAGCGGCGTGAGTTCTCCCTGACGACAGTGGCCAGTACGTCCAAGTACGGGCTGCCACTGTACGTCAAGGAGATCCTCAACATAGATGATGGGACGAACGACAAGAACATATTTACTACGTCGGCCCGGCAGTACGATTTGACGTATCCGGGGACAAGCAGTAGCGGGACTCCGGACCTCGCGTACATCGTGGGCAAATACGGGGCACAGGCCCAGCCTTCTTCCGCAGAGAAGCTGAAAGTAGTTAGCTCATCGACCTCTGATGGATCTAACTTCGAGGTCAGAATTAATGGCTTTGTGTCGGGGGTGCTGACGACTGAAGTAGTGACAATGGACGGCACTACTGAGGTGGCTACGTCCAATACCTTCGACGCAAACGGGATAGAACGGACCGTCAAGGATCAAGCGGAAGGATTCAGCTGGACGGGGAATGTCACAATAAAGGGAAATACATCGGGGACCACGTTTTCCGTGATCCCACAGTGGTGGGAAAGTCCAACGTATCTCTGGATAGAGTTTCATCCTATTCCGTCTTCAGTCCTGACGTATACAGTCCGCGCTCTCATGAGAAAGCCCGATCTGGTTAATGATGAAGACTGGGCGGAGATCGACGCAGAGTTTCATAATGTTCTGGTCTGGGGCACAGCCTTGGAGCTGCTGCCGACCGTAGGCAAGCTCCCGCAGGCGCAGGATCTGCGAGTTAATTTCCAGACCGGAATGAAGCGGTACGCTGGAGTGGTGAACGATGCGGATGTGTCTACGGTACAGACCTTTGCAGACGTCACCACGGTGGCCATTGTTCCGGGGCGCCCCCTGATCCAAGGGATTGACTACCTCTAATGGCTATTGCCCCACACGTAGCTCCCGGAACGCAAATTTCGCCCATCTTTCGGCCGAAGGGACAAAGATCAAGATGGTTGTATCCGCATGATCGCCTGAGTCCGGAGCATGCCGCGAAGGTCAGGAATATCAATCTGTCGGAATTCGGAGCGGCAGACTCAAGGTGGGGATACGACACGTTTCTGACATCTCAGTTGGGATCTGCGGAGGACATCACCGGCCTTAGGCAGCAGACATTCAAGTCAGGCACCCAGCAGATCATCACTACGCCGACGAAAGTCTATACCGACAATGGCAGTACGCAGCACAACATTACCGGATCTCTGTCGCTGAATGTCAGCGGCAATGATGATCGATATCGGTTCGCATTCCTCCGAGATACGCTTATTGCGTGTAATGGGAAGGATGAACTCTGGACGTGGAGCGGGGATTTCTCTACTCCGGCAAATGCCGCTGCGATCTCCTTTGCTGCTGGCAGTGTATCCATAGCCACCACAGAGGACCTGCTGGAGCATCGGGGAACACTGATTTCCCTCGCTCCCACGGAAGGCAGTACGAAATACCCCACGAGAGTCCGGTGGTCTGACATCGATAGGCGCTTCTTTATCCCGTCAATCAATAACTGGCCGGATAATAACCGCTATGAGATCTACGAGGATGGACCGGCTATAGTGGGCGGAGCGGACAACTTCGGGAGATTGCTGGTATTTAAGAAGGATGGCCTGTATCCGGGCAGCATCGAATACCAACAGGGCTTCCTTGAATTCCGACTCCAAGATCCCATTCGCGGATTCAGTCCTATAGCGAAAGCATCCATTGTCAAGCGCCCGGAATTTGTATTCGGGGTAGCCCGCGAGGGGGCCTTCGTCATCCGGCCCGATCTCAGTTTCGAGATCGTGACACTGGATATTCAGGATGAATGGAATAAGCTGAATCAGTCCCGGCTCCAATATGCCCAGAGCTTCATCCGGGCGAGAGATCATCAGGTCCGCACACTTTTATCTTCTGCTGCTAATACCAGCGGGCATGACTTGGTTATGGTGTGGGATTGGGAGACAGGGGATATCACGTTTGACGTAACGTCGGATAAACTCAGCTTCGCAGAGAGTTTTCTGCAAAGCGATGTAGAGTATGACTGGTATGGGACGGTAGATGGATATGCATTTCAAGGTAATGATGAAGCCAAAACGGATGACAATGGCACAGGATACAACTGGAATCTGAAAATGACTCCAAATGATCTGGGGTATCAAGGCCGTAGTAAGCATATAATCCAGATCATTTCCTACTATAAGAGTCGAGTGGGACAGCAAACTGCGGACATGACCCTGCATCTGGATCAGGGAGATAAGCCGTCAGAAAGAAATACCTTGGATTTAACGGGGGCGACATGGGATGGCTCCAGCCTGTGGACCACAGGTGCAAATTGGAACTCCGGAGGCGCAGCTGCCAATGTGTTTTTTGTTAATAGGGTATGTGAGGAACTTGCGCCCGAATGGTCTGGGAACCAACCCGCTTCCATAGCGGGCTATCAGGTTGTATACCAATTATTGGAATGAGTTAAGCACACGGAGGTGCTGTCATCGCAACTGTAACGAGACCTTCTAAAAGCCTGCCAAATCCGGGCGATCCGCTCGACGCGGAACCGTTACGGGATTTCGTCAATAATATTCTGACCTTTATCGAAGGCAATAATATTGACTCGTCTAACATAGATTATACGTCTTCGGACGGCATTATGACCATGGATCGTGCCCAAACTGCCGCAGGCATGAAGACATGGGAGGCTACGGCTGCTGCTGCCGGTGGTATACGCGAGGTGGTCAAATTTGGGATTAACCCTGTGTCGGGCACCGCTGCCGATAACGACGGCGGGAGAATTGTTCTTTTTGCCGACGATGATGGCGGGAACGAGACGTCCATTGGACAGTTGGACTGGGTCCTCACGGATGCGTCGAACGGGTCTGAGGATAGCCGGATTGATCTCTATGCGATGACGGGAGGTACGGCCAATGCTGTATTCCAAGCCGGATATAGCTCAACCGGGGTAATCTCTAACCAGATGACGACGGTCGAGGCTGCGGCTGGAGCCGTTAAGGAGGTACTGACCCTCGGGTGGGACCCCTCGGACGGGTCCAATATGACGGACAATTCCAGCGCGGTAGCTCTTGCATTCGAGCTTCCGGACGATGGAGACGCAACGCATACGTACGCCCGCATAGCGGCCTTTGTGGTATCGGATGCCGCTGGGTCTGAGGAAGGCGAACTCTCCTTTCAGGCCGTGAGGGCCGGCAGTGACAACTATGAATTGATGACGCTGGCGCCCACGACCGGATTGACTGTAGGCGTCAATGATGTCGGCCATGACGTCAAATTCTTTGGAGCGACGAGTGGCCAGTACATGCTATGGGATGAATCCGGAGACGAATTGGTGCTGGCCGGAGACTCAAAGCTGAGCTTCCATGATGCGGCTGGCGGCGAGAATATCATCGCCAGCGCAGATGGACATCTGGAGGTGAATGCCGGCACCACACTCGATATGACGGCTCCGACCATTGATATGAATGCCTCGACGGCGGTCACGGTCGATACGGATACGGTGACGTTTGCGAGTGCTAACTCCGCCGATCCCCTCGTCACGATAAAAAACACGACCA